TGACCTGCCTGAGCAATGATTTGTTGAGTAGGGTCTACACCAGCATACTGACCATAGATGTCAGCAGCGTTCTGTCCAAAGCCTGAAGTAGCACCTAGTGCTCCCATAGACATGTTTTGGAGACCTTGGGCTTGTCCAAACTGGTTAGTGCCAAACTGAGTACCTTGTTGGATTAGTGCTTGTTGCTCTGGGGTTAACCCAGCAACTCGTTGACCACCAAAGACTGGGTTAGCTAGGGCATTTTCAGTTGCTTGTTTAGACTGTTCAAACCCGTACTGTAAGAATGGCTGTTGTTCTTTCCATGGTTCTGAGGTAGCTGTTGAGGTTCCACCGCCAGAGGACTGAGATCCTCCTATAGCACCTAATAATGCGGAACCTGCGGTGATACCAGTGACTGGATTAGGCATTTGTAAACTCCTTTGTGTATGAGTCCAAAGACTCTCCATACATTTCTAAGATACGACTGGCTGTCATAGCAGCAGCTTGGAATCCATTCTGGATAGCAAACACTTCTAAGACTACATCATAAAAACCAGCTCGCCACATGTATGCTTTAGGTAACTGAGCTGCATCCTTTTGATCCTCAATATCATTTGCACCACACCACTTAAGTATTAAACTATTAATCAATGGGTGGAGTCGAGTATGATTAATTAAAAAGAATGGGTTACTAGATAAGACAACCAGACAGTTATGAATAACCTTTAGCTTTTCACGATCCGGAATGTCATCCCCATCATACCAATCATCTAGACCCTGTAGTGTCTCAAATAGATCTACAAGCCACTGATGGGCATCAGCAGTTAACTTTAACGAGTAAAGCTGTTGTGCTAAGTCTTCGGTGTGTGTGTGTATGGAGTTCATAGTCATTTTGCTATCTGGGTTAAAGTCATTCTGGCTGAAGGGATGGCAGGGTAAGTTAACGTAGCTGGTTCTGCTAAAAGAACAGTGTCCACGTCAGTAGTCTGCCACATTAACTCTACATAGTTGGTAGGCTGTGCTTCTCCTACTAAGTTCCAAGAGGCCACAATGTCTTGATTAATACCTCGAACATGAACACGGGTAGCACTATCGGGGTATGGGGTACCATTAAAGTTTACCCATAACACAACATCTGATCCAGCAGCACTAGTAATGTGTGCTATTTGTAAAGCAAACTCTAGGTTGTAGAAACCACGGTTGTCAAAGTAAATCCTAGATGTTGGAGTCCCTCTATACACCCCATACTCATAATTAATGTTATTAAAAGTAACGGCCTGTGGTGTGTTTACAGTCGCTGCTACTTGAGTCGTGGTGTCGTAGAAAGACCCTAAGTAACTAGGGTTATAGACATCCTGCATGGTCTCTACAGACCTTTCAATCTTCTTTAACTCTTCTTCTAGCCAATACTTGTAGCTCTCTTCAAAGGCTGGCTGGTTAGTACGCTTGTAAGGCGATAGATTACGTACAAAAGCCATGGTTACCTCCGTGATAGCTCTTTAAGTTCAGTGTCAAACCCAGACATGTTAAAGTTTTCAGGACCCACAAAGTCAACTCGGTACCCTAAGTACCTACCAGCGACCTTGGCATCCATCTTGTACTCTACACTGGGGTAGAAGTCCTTAATAGATTTCCAGTCAATAGGTGAGTTAGGTAAGTCAGCAGCCCCTAGGTAGATTTTAAGGTAGTCTTGACTATTACCTACGTTAGCTTGAGGTAAAAAGGAGGTGATTATCTTGTAATTCCTGATAGCTGAACCACCTTCATCTAGATCTATACCTACTCTCTCAAAGAATGCTGTCTTTAGCGTCTCTGTTTGTATTGGAAGGTTAATGATACCATTAGATGGCAGGTCAATAGCATAGACTCTAGACTCGGTTAGACTATTTGTAGGGTCTGTGACACCTAACATGATAGACATCTTGTCTGTAGACCCCTCAAAGGACACATAGTTAGTGTTAAACAAGTTAAAACTAATGTTTAGGTCTGAGTAGATGCTACTAGCGAGTGTAATGTTGGCCTCAGCACCCCCAACAGTGTTAGGGAGGTCCATGAATGACCAAGTATCGTCATTGTAGTTGTAAATAGCAGACTTATTACAATAGGCTGTATTAGTGAACCCTACTTCATCCACAGTAGTCTGGTAGCAGAAGTGAACTAAGTTAGACACTGAGTCATGTAAGACATAAAAGGACTTCTGCTTCTCACGGTTGAGGGTACTAAAGATCTTCTTACGGACTCTCTTGTCTGCAATAGACCTCTTGGAGTTACCGTCATGTACATAGATGTCGTTCTCACCAAAGACAAAGTGTTTACCTTCGACTTCAGCCCAGCAATTGGTATTGATAATACCGCCTGTGGGGAACAGTCTCCTAAAGTTAAAGACACTGGAAGAACCTGTGAACTCCATAGCCCATACTTGGTCTTGTGCATACAACACAAAAGCATTGCCTAGGACACCCCCATCTCTCAGGGGAGTCTTAATCTCAGCTAAGACGTTCTCACCAGCTAAGTAGTTAGGGTTACCTGGGTCCCAGTTAATATTATTAACAGGGGTACCATACTGGATAGGGTTAGACCACTTAACCATTGTGGGGTACTCAACACCACTCTTAGTAACATTTAAGAGGATCAAGAAGTCTAGGAAAGGTCTTACCACTGCTGCTGAGTCACCCGTAGGCCAGTCCCCAGAAGCTAAGCTGTATGAGATGTCTGAGACAATGTTACGGACATAAGGATGCATACTCTTACGAGACAAGACAGAGATACCACCTACTTGAGCATGAGACCAAGGTTCGTTATTGGTTATCAGTGTACCTGCTGGTGTAGCAAAGTTCAAGACACCATTAGGGTAAGTCCTGACAGTACCATCACTATCACAAACAAAGACTACCTCACCAGTACCAGGATCTTGGAAGGACCCTACAAACCTGACTGAGTCTGCTGGGTCTCCCTCTGCTGATTCATAAGAGTTAGTCTGGGAGTCATAAGACCCTACAGAGTCCTCGTAGGGAAGACTAGACCTAATGGCATTAAAGAGGTTCTTAAAGATTGGAGCCCGTTGTACCCTTCCCTCATCAAAGATAACATTGTTGCCATCACTCATAGCATTGGAGGGCAAGTCATAGGGGTTAGCATCTGAGATGACGCCTACAGCTCCTAGATTACGAAGAGGGAATGTACTCATAGGTCCACCTTATAGTTTTATGATAAACGCTAATGCATAGAATGGGGGGCGGTTCTCGTGAGCTGAACCAGACCCTGTGGAGTTCACAGTTACTGAGACTGTCACAGAGTGAGCATGGTTACCTAAGGCATTACCTATAGACCCAGAGATACTGTGGGTATGCCCATCATGGGTAGAAGTGGTACGGGTTGCATCACTGTACTCACCCCCATCAGCACCCGGACTACCAGTAAAGTTTCCCCTACCGTTTATTGTGTAAGTATGACTATGCGCCCCAGCAGTCCCAGAGGATCCACTAAATGTGTGGTTGTGGCTTAGGTTTACATCACCTGTAGACCCTGAGGCACTGGCTGGGTGTGAGTGAGATGGGAGGTTAACTTCACTTAGGATAACAACATCTGCACCACCAGTAGCGGCTACAGCATAGCCTAGACCTGCACCTACAATAAACCTATTACGAAGATCTGGTCTACCACCAGCACCATCACAGAGACCCCAGCCTGCTGGGATAGTCGCTAGACTCCCAGACCACATCCCAATGAATCCTGCAGGTACTGCTGAGTTTAGCTGAGCTGGGGTAGCTGTCACTGGGGCATTAATGTTAGGAAAGGTAGACTTCAAGACCTGCTTAATCAAACGGATATGGTCATCTGCCTGAGACACTGTATCAGTTGAAGCTGGGTTAGAGGGTACTAAGTTGTTTAGATATGTGGCTGATTCTAATGGCATGGTATGTCCTATTAGGTCTTCATGATGTATGCCAAGGCATAGTAAGGTGGTCTGTTCTCATGAGCTGTCCCAGACCCTGTGTCACCTGTGGTGCCAGAGACTGTCACAGGGTGGGTATGGTTAGGAGCCCCTACTAATGAGATACCAGTGAAGGCAGAGACTGTATTAGCAGTCGTGGTGTTCGTATACTGATCATTACCACCACCACCCCCATTCCTATTGGTAACCACAGTGTAGGGGTGTACGTGTCCAGGATCAGTAACACTGTGGGTGTGAGCCCCACCATCACCTGTGGTACCACTGCCACTAAAGGGGTGGGAGTGTACTGGGAGGTTAGCAGTTGCTAAGGCTACCGTGGCTTCACCACCTGTAGCTGCTACAGCATAACCCAACCCAGCACCTACTACGAATCTGTCTCGGAGGTCTGGGGTACCACTACCACCATCACACAACAACCAACCACTAGGGACATCTGCTATGGCACCAGACCATATGATGATACCACCTACTGG